GATTATTCTCACTTAAGGGACGAAAGAATCGATGTTGGAGAATTTAACGTCTGGGTTTATACCGAGGCAGATTAACACTTAAGGGGACTAATCCTCCCCTTAAGTAACACTATTTCAGAGTGTTACCGATTAGCAGTGCTGATCAGTCGATTATGCGTTATCAGCAGTCCTTATACCCCCCCCTTCCTTTTTTTCGTAGGTACCATGAGTCTACAAAGTGTTACGGACGACCATAAGATATAAGACTCTATATAAATTTCAAAGGATTACAAAATCACTCAATAAAATACAAAGGGAATGAGAATTTTTTTCGCAAAAAAATCAGATTCCATATATAATTCAAAAATAGTAGCAAATGATATGGAAAAAAATTCCGCCAAAAATTTTTCGACTGTAGAGATCGATCCAGCGACTAGCGAATATTATGTTACAATACCTGAGTGGATGATCAATGATCTCGAATGGTATGAGGGTACAGAGATTGAATGGATCATTGATAGTGATCAATTAGTATTAAAGGAGGTATGAGATGACTGAAAAGATGTATCACATTTACGCAGGGAATGAATGTTTATACTATGGATTAGATAGTGATGAATTCAGAGAAGCCTGGAATAATATCAAAGGGATGGTAGGTCTTATGAAAACGGAGTACGACATTGAGGATCTGAGTTTTGAGGAACTCAACTACTCAAAATCGACAATATGCGACTCATCACATTAAATTGACTAATCACTATATAAGTGGTATGATATTGAAGTAAAAATCATTCGATTATGGCAAAAGGATTTACTGTAAAAGCAAAAGCTCCCGTCACGAAGAAAGATACAGAAGAATGGGATTATGACTTAGCAAAACAAATGGTTCGTGGTAAGTCAGTAGTATTCTGTCTACCTGGGAGGGGAGTTTCATATACTTATCTCAAGAACTTTGTTCAATTATGTTTTGACTTAGTACAAGCAGGAGCAAGTATTCAAATTTCGCAAGATTACAGTTCAATGGTAAACTTTGCGAGATGCAAATGTTTAGGTGCGAATGTATTGCGTGGACCAAAGCAGAAACCATGGGATGGTAAGTTACCGTATGATTATCAATTATGGATTGATAGTGATATTGTGTTTAACACAGAGAAGTTTTGGCAATTAGTATTAATGGATCAAGACATTGCAAGTGGTTGGTATATGACAGAAGATGGAACAACTACAAGTGTTGCACATTGGATGGAGGAGGATGATTTCCGTAACAATGGGGGAGTCATGAATCATGAGACTGGGGAGAGTATTTCAAAGCGGCGTAAACCATTTACTGTAGATTATGCAGGATTCGGATGGCTTTTAATTAAGAAAGGAATTTTTGAGAATCTTGAATATCCATGGTTTGCACCAAAGATGCAAGTTTTTGAGAGTGGTGAAGTACAGGACATGTGTGGCGAAGATGTTTCGTTTTGTCTCGATGCAAAGGAAGCAGGATTTGAGATTTGGTGTGATCCTCGCATTCGCGTTGGGCACGAAAAGACTCGTGTGATCTGATATTATGAGAGAGAAGTACGACGTTTACATCGAAGGTAAGTTAAAACATTCTCATCTTTCTGAGGAAGAGTACTTTGATCTCATGGAAGATTATGCAGAGGGGTTTTATTCATCAGGAACACCTGACCCAAGTTCCATTACATATAAAATTATTATAGAGGATTAAAGTCTTATGGCAATTCGTAAAGGTGGTGGTTATGTGGAAGCGAGTCCCAAAAAGTCTCGTCAAGGAACGGGAAAGCATACTAAGTATGGACCAACTTCTCGTAACAAGACTCGAAAGCGTTATCGTGGACAAGGCAGAGGATAATGAGAATTAATCTTAAAAAGATTCTTCAAGTCACAATTATTTCATCTGTTTCAATGATTATTTGGGAATTAGGACATCCATATATTCTAGGTACTCATACAGATCATCACATACATCATTGTGACTAGATTATAAAGATCCTTAAGGGGATCTTTTTTATTAAAAAAATAAATAGTAGTTAGGGATAGAACCCCTTAAAAAGTTCTATTTTCTTATAAAACCGGAGAAACATGGGCAATTCACCTGTCGATAGAAATCAGGACTATATGTATAAAACATGGGGTACTACACACCTCATCAGTGATTATTGGAATGGATTACCAAAAGAAGATGAATGCAATGAAGAGGCAGAAAAGCACTGTATTCAAGAGGTATATCATGATACTGCAAAAAAGATGCGCGATGAGTCATAAATAATTGAAGACTATAGTCTTGTCCGAATGGCAATAAAAAGAATATCAAGATCATTTAAAGATATTAGTTTATCATTTGAACCACATCCTGTAACAAAAGATCTAGCCATTTTAAAAAATGAAAGGGCAATCACAAGATCTATTCGTAATATTGTCGAAACAATTCCAAATGAAAAATTTTTTAATTCATCATTTGGAAGTGATGTAAAATCATCATTATTTGATAATATAGATTTTGCAACAATTGGTGTAATTGAAAACCAAATTATCACTTCAATCAATAATTTCGAACCCAGAGTCGAAAATGTTAAAGTGGATATTGATTTAGATTATGATGATAATGCTTTAGAAGTACTTATAGTATTTGATATTATCGGACAAGACATTCCAACACAAGAGTTTACTTTCATTCTAGAGGCAACGAGATAAAATGCCTTTTACAAATTACACAAATTTAGATTTTGATCAAATAAAGACCTCAATTAAAGATTATTTGAGGTCTAATTCTAATTTTACCGATTATGATTTTGAAGGATCAAACTTCTCAGTCTTAATCGACACATTAGCGTATAATACTTATATTAATGCATTCAACTCAAACTTAGCAGTTAATGAAGTCTTTCTAGACTCTGCTACGATTAGAGAGAATGTCGTTTCCTTAGCAAGAAACATTGGATATGTTCCAAAATCAAAAAAAGCAGCAACAGCAATCGTATCATTTGATCTTGAAATTCAACAATCATCTCTTGATGATCCAATTACATCAATTATTCTCCAACCAGAATTAATTTGTGTTGGATCATCAAACAATTCGTCATATATTTTCTCAATTACTGAAGAGATTAGTCAAACTGTTAATTCTAGTAATGTAGCCTCATTTTCCAATATACAAATTTATCAGGGTAGATATTTAAATAAAATATTTACTGTTGATGGATCTCTAGATCAAAGATTTATTTTACAGAATCCCTATATTGATACAAGTACTATAAGAGTGTATGTAAGGAATATTGATTCGGTTGGAACAGGTAAAAAATATAATTTAGTCGATAATATAACTACAGTAGATAGTGAGTCTGAAATATATCTAATTCAGGAAGTTAAAGATGAAAAATATGAGTTATTGTTCGGAGATGGTGTATTCGGCAAAAAATTAGAAAATGGATCGGAAATTGTTGTTCATTATATTGTAACAGATGGTTCTGAAGGCAATGGTGTCTCAGAATTTTCATTTTCTGGATCATATCAAGGGAAAAAATCTTCTCAAAATATAATTTCGATACAAGCAACAAATGCCATCAATGTCCAAACAGTTCAACCTTCCAGAAATGGATCGGATATTGAAAGTATAGATTCAATTAGATATTATGCACCAAGAATATACTCATCACAATATCGTGCAGTAACAGCAAGAGACTATGAGTCTATTATTAAGACAAATATCTATCCAAATGCAGATGTGGTGAATGTAATTGGTGGAGAAGAATTAGATCCACCAGAATATGGTTCAGTAACTATTGCAATCAAACCAAAAAATGGATTAATTATTTCAGATTTTGATAAGAAAAACATTCTATCCGAATTAAAGCAGTATTCAATTACCGGTATCAACCAAAAAATTGTAGATATTAAAGTATTGTATATTGAACTCGATTCAAGTATCTATTATGACACAACCAAGTCATCCACACCACTTGCAATTAAATCTAAAGTACAAAATTCATTAACAACTTTTGGCAATTCCTTATACTCATCAAAACGAGGAGGAAGATTTAAGTATAGTAAGGCAATCAATTTAATTGATGAGTCAGATACTGCTATTACATCAAATATCACTAGAGTAATTATTAGAAGAAACTTAAATTGTCTTATAAATCAATTTAGTGAATATGAGTTATGTTTTGGGAATAGATTTTATGTAAATCCTGAAGGTGGGAATATAAAATCAACCGGATTTAGAGTTAATTCTAGAGTCGCTAATAATGAATTTGTTTATTTTACTGATATACCAAATAGTGATAAGTTGAAAGGTACAATTGCAGTTATAAAACCATCATCTACTCCAGGTATTTCACCCATAGTCATACTTAAATCTGCAGGTACTGTAGATTATGTGACCGGAGAAATTAAAATAAGTGCTATTAATATTATCAGTACAGAAGTTCCTAATAATATTATTGAAATTCAAGCTTTTCCAGAGTCTAATGATATTATAGGATTAAAAGATCTTTACCTGTCATTAAGCACTTCAAAAACTAAAATAAATATTATTAAAGATGTTATTTCATCTGGAGAAAATACGACCGGTGTTCTCTTCTCCACTAGTGATTATTACAAGTCAAGTTATTCTAATGGAAGTATAATAAGGAATTAATATGATACAAACCAGTTTTGAAAATAAAGTCCAAATCCAGGATATTTTAAATAGTCAAATACCTGAATTTATCTCTTCAGAAAATCCAAAGTTTTCAGAATTTTTAAAACAGTATTATGTTTCCCAAGAAATATCAGGTGGTAATGTAGATATTGTAGAAAATTTGCCGTATTATTTAAAATTAGACAATTTCACGTCTAAAATTTTAAATGGAACTACAAATTTAACGCAAAATGTCACGACAACATTAGAAAATGGTATTACACCTGAAATTTTTGTAGCAGATACTGAAGGATTTCCAAAAAATTACGGATTACTTCAAATTGGTAGTGAAATTATCACCTATAAATCAAAAACACCAACTAGTTTTGTTGATTGTATTAGAAATTTTAGCGGAATTGATGAGTATGGAAAAAATTTAAACTTTAGTTCTACAAATATCTCCTCTCATGTCAGTGAAAGTGAAGTTATCAACTTAAGTGTCTTATTTTTAAAAGAATTTTATAGTAAAATAAAGACATCATTACTAAATGAACTAGAAACTACGGATTTATATGAAGGATTAGATGTAAATAAGTTTTTAAAAAATACAACATCATTGTATAGATCTAAAGGAAGTTTAGAATCGTTTAGACTTTTATTCAAATCACTTTTTAATATAGAACCCCAAATTATAGATCTTGAAAATTATGTAATTAAGTCTTCAAATTCAGATTTTCGTAGAAGAAAAGAGTTACTAACCGAATTAATATCTACTGGAGATCCTTCAAATATTGTTGGACAACAATTATTTAAAAATACTAATCCTGATATTTTTGGATCTATTTCCGAAATAGAAATACTCACAAAAAATGGACGTACATTCTATAGAATTTTATTATATGTCGGATTTGAAGAATCTAACGATGAATTAACAAGCGTATTTGCACCTACACCATCTACAAAACTAGTAGATTCAATAAATTTGTCAGATAATGCAAATGTATTGACAGTAGATTCAACTATTGGATTTGAGCAAACTGGTAGTATTTTTTATGCTGGAACTGAAATTTTTTATACTGAAAAAACTGTAAATCAATTTCTTGGGTGTTACACCACAACAAGTAATTATATTGACTTAGATATTGTAAAAACTTCTAATCTTCACAGCAATTCCACTTATTATGCTTATGAAAATGGAGATTCTACAAAAAAAGTAGAATTTAGATTATTAGGATCATTGTCTGATATTTTATTAGATACATCTAATAACAAAACGCATATAAATTCTGTTGGAGAAACTATATCTGTCGATTCTTTTGGTAAAAATATAAAAAATACTGATGATAATACCAGAGATCAAATTATTTCTAATAGTTTCATTTACAATACTAGTGTAAGAATTGAACTTGACTCTGTAAACTTTGAGGGATCTACTGCAACAACAAGTACAGTTCTAGATAGAGCATTTTTAAAAGTTGGTGATAGGGTAGAATTCTTAAAAAGAAATACTGAAATAGTTGAAACTACACTCTCAGATGTTTCTGTTAATGATATTTTTGATAATGAAATAACTTTTAGTAGTGGATTATCTTCATTAAATTCTTTTGGAAGTTATGATATCCGCAGAAAATTAGATTTTGCTCAAAGTACTCAAGTTCCACTAAAATATAATAATTTAACTACTAATATTATTAACCTTTATGATGAAAATTCAGAAAATTTATACGTAGCATCAAATTCATTACCATCTTATAATATTACAAAAGATGTTGTAAAGTCTACAGCAAATAGTATAATAAATTATGATGAGAGTAAAAATTCTTATACAACAATAAGATTTAATTCGATATCATCATTTATTAATGGTGATAAAGTATTTTATTCTCATAGTGGAGAAAATCCTATCAATGGTTTGGAGAAAGGGGAATATTATATAACGATATCAAATTTTCTGGATATAAAATTATACCTTTCCCCTTCTTCAATTCCTACAGATAATTTTATTTACTTAGGAAGTAATATACTTCCAGAAGGAACTCATACTTTTACATTATCAGATCAAATAACATCTACTAACAAAATTTCTTCATCAAAAAGTTTTAAAAAGATACCATATTATGTAAATTTATCTACATCTGGAGAAAAAATTGAATCAAAACCAATTGGTACATTAATAAATGGTGTGGAAATATTGGGATCTGTAAGCAATAGCAAAATTTATTATGGACCATTAGAAAAATTAGATACAATTAACTCAGGTTCTGGTTATGATGTAATAAATCCACCAAATTTAAAGTTAGAAAGTGGATCTGCTAAAATACAACCCGTTTTGCAAGGATCTATAGAAAAAGTATATATTGATAATATTGATTTTGAATCAGATTCTCCTATAGTAACAATAAGTGGGGGAAATGGAAAAAATGCAAAATTAAAGGCCAATACAAAAACATTTTCTAGAGAAGTTTTCTTTAATGCTCGCACCTTATCTGATGGTGGCGGACTTAGTTTTGATGATGAGACTATAACATTTCTAACAAATCATAACTTTTTTAGCGGCGAAAAAGTTTTTTATGATATTAATGATATTAATAATCAAAAAATTGGTATTTCCAACTTTGGTGGATTGAATGTGAGTACTGGTTATTTAACTAATAATACTCCATTTTTTGTCAAGGTAATAAATCCATCAACTGTTGAACTATATCCAACATTATCAGACTTTAGGAGTGGAATTAATACTGTAGGGTTATCGACAGAAGGCAATTCTGGTATACATAAGTTTAAAACTGAACCTAGAAATGTAATATCTTCAATAATTGTCGAAAATCCCGGTGAAGGATTTACTAATAGAAAATTGACGGTAAAGCAATCAGGCATTTCAACCATCAATGATACTATAACCTTCAAAAACCACGGATTTTCTTCTGGAGAATTAGTTACGTATGATTTTGAAACAAGTTCTATATCTGGAATTTCTACAACGAATCAATACTACATTTTAAAAGTTGATGATGATTCGTTTAGAGTATGTAATGCTGGTGTCGGTGGAACAGACATTTCTTTTTATTCTAGAGAAAAATACGTTTCTATAGGATCTAGTGGAAGTGGTTACCAATATTTCAATTATCCGGATATTAGTGTTCAAATTAGTTATGTTTCCGATGGGGAACAGGTTGCATCTAGTATTGTTACTACACCAGTTGTAAAAGGAGGTATTATTGATGCATACTTATATGAAGAGGGAAGTGGATATGGATCTACATTATTAAATATTGAAGAATCGCCTAATGTAATTATACAGCAAGGAAAAGAAGCATCTTTTACTCCTGTAGTTACTTCTGCAGGTAAAATTGATAGGGTAATTGTAAATTATGGAGGTTATGATTATTATTCTGTCCCAGAATTGCAGGTAATCAGCAATAAAGGTATTGGAGCAATTCTTAGAGCAGAAATTTCCAATAATAGAGTATCTACTGTTCATGTCATAGAATCTGGTGCCAATTATTCTTTTGATGACATAAAAATCATTCCAGTTTTCAGTGGGAAAAATGCAATTATAAATGCAAGAGTTAGATCCTTAACTGTTGATAATTCATATAAGTATGGAATTCAATATTCGGACAGAAGAGATCCTTCATATGAATTTTTATATAAAAACATTAATAATGAGTTGCAGTATGTTGTAAGTGGATACTCGGACTTGTTAAAAAATGAATTTAATGATAATGAAACGAGTCACTCATCAATTATTGGTTGGGCTTATGACGGAAATCCAATTTATGGACCTCTTGGATATAAAGATCCAGAAAATCCAACAATAATTAAAAGATTAGTTTCTGGATATAATAAGAGTCTCAGCAATATTACAAATAGACCAACAAATTCAGAATTTCCAGAAGGTTATTTTATAGATGACTATAAATTTAATAATAGTGGCGATTTAGATATTCATAACGGTAGATGGTGCAAAACACCAGAATTTCCAAATGGCGTTTATGCATATTTTGCAACTGCCATATTGAATCCAAACAATGAAAATGTAGGATCTTTTCCATATTTTATTGGTATTAATTACAGAAGTAAGTTGGTAGATGATAATAATAATAATATACTAAACCAATCGTTTGACTTTGAAAATAGTTCACTATTCAGAAATACATTTCCATATAAAGTGCAAGATGCATATGCAGGATATGATTTCTTCCCCTCCAATAGTTCATCTAATAGTCATACTGTAGAGATAAATTCTGTCACTAAAGGATCTATAGATTCATACGAAATAATTAAAGCTGGATCTAATTTTAAGGTTGGTGACACATTAAACTTTGAAAATTCTCCATCTTCATCTGGATATGGATTTGTATCTGAAGTTGGGTCAATTTATGGAAAACAAATTGATAATATAGAAAATAATTATATAAAGTATACTAATGCAAAAGTATATCCTTATAATGCTTCTAGCAGTTTTATACGAATATTACCATCCCATGATATAGTAAATAATACTGTAATTAGTATTACTGGATTAACAACAAATTTTGAACCTCTAAATGGAGATTACGTTGCAGAAGTTGATACCTTTTCTACTAAACTTGATGAAGAAATTCCATCCTATGATCCAAATGCAACTTCAGGAACTCATCATCCAAATGTAACTGGAATTGTTACTGATATTAAACTACAAAACTTCCCCAAAATGGTATCTATTGGAAGTTCTATTGAAATTAAGGGAGAATCAAATGATCAGTATTTTACTATTTTCAATTATTTTCCAGATAAAAAGATAGTACGATGTAGGAAAACTGGAGTTAGTGGAGCAAGTACATCATTATCCACTGTCAATTTTTTACCAAACATTATAAGAATAAATTCTAATATTGAATCAAATAATAATATTGAAAATTATAAAAGATATTTTAATCCTGCCCAATCCATTGGTGTTGGAACAATCTCTGGAATCACCACTTCACGATCATTTTATCTTGGTGGCGAGTTAATAACTAAAAATATACAAACTCAAAGCATTTATTTACCAAATCACGGTTTTCATACTGGACAAGAGGTTCTTTTATATAAAGGTTCTACTAATTCAGCATCAATTACAGTACAAGATGATCCAAATTCCAATACATCAATTTTATTAAATACAGTACTTCCAGAAAAACTTTATATAATCAATAAGTCAAAAGATTATATTGGCATAGTAACTTCTTCTAATTTGACAATTACTACGAATGGACTTTATTTTCCATCTAATTCTAATGTTGGATCAAATAATTATGATTATAATTTTGAATCTGCATATAACGAAGAAATTTCTACTGTATATCAAAATCTAACTACAGTTTCAATATCAACTTTCCACAATCTAACATCTGGCGATTTAATTGATTTAAAAGTTTCTCCAAAGCTAAATGTGGGTGTTGGAAATACCACATTTGTGGATGTAAAGTACATACCAGAAATAAATTCATTGTCTTTAAAAACTATAGGATTTAGTACACTTACAGATATAGACATAAACACAAATTCTATAAGTATAGAAAATCATCTGCTTTCTAGTGGTGATGAGGTCTATTATATTTCAACTTCAACTCCATCTGGATTAAATGAAGGAGTATATTATGTCAATAAAGTTGATATCGATACTATAAGATTATCCGAAACTTATAAAGATTCTATATCAGAATTGCCAAGATTAGTTTCTATTAATAGCGTTGGTATAGGAACTCAAGAAATTTCATTAATTCAACCAAATATAAACTTGGTTAGGAACAATAATTTAGTCTTTGACTTATCTGATAGTTCTTTAGAAAACTATAAACTAAATCTTTTTTATGATGAAGACTTAAATGATGAATTTATTTCAACATCAAATACATTAGAATTTTCCACATCTGGTGTTGGTATTGTAGGAGTATCTTCAGAAGCATCCCTAACTTTAAGATATAATGATAATTTACCCGATGTATTATACTATTCATTGGTGAATGCAGAGTCGAAAGTTATAAATACGTCACATAAATCGAAAATTTTATTTAAAAATAGTGCATATAGTGGAAAATATTTAATATCTAACGTCCAAGATACTAAATTTGATATTTTTCTAGATAATGTTCCAGAAAGACTATCGTATAGTAGTGCAGATTGCTCAACATTAGAATATACTACCAATTCATTGACAGGAATTGGATCTGTATATGATTTAAAAATTATTAGCGAAGGAAATTTATATAATAATGTTCCATATTATGCGGGATCAAATTCTGCAAATGGAACTGGTCTATTAGTAGCACTAAGATCGAAAAGTGTAGGAAAACTTATCGATTATAGTGAATTGAATTATGGTTATGAATATAGTATTGACAATACCATATCACCAGCTTTAAAGACATCGCAGAATGTAAGTTTGGTTAATTCGCAGTTTTTAAAATCTGTAGAAGTTGTTGATGGAGGAAGTGGATACCCAAATGCCCCATCTTTAGTAATTGTTGATTCTGATACTGGCAAAAAAATTGATCGGGGACTTCTAACTGCAGAAATATCAGGATCTGGTATTGGTAATGCAAATATAACGGCAGTTGAAATATCAGCACCAGTTACTGGATTACCTGAAAGACAAGTATCAATTAAGTCTGTTAACAATGCAAATGGAATAAGAATTATTGAAGTTGATAGCAGTAACACTGGCATAATAACATGCTTATTAAAAACTCCCATTTTGGGATATGTGGAAGATCCTTTTGAAGTAGGAGACAAAGTTTTTGTAGAGGATATACAAATTTTAGAAGATACTGGGATTGGATACAATTCCGAATATCATGGATTTGAATTTTTTGATGTAATTGACTACACCTCAAATTCTAATCCAGGAGAAGTTACTATCCAAATACCTAAATTATTTGGAGATCCGGGTATTGCAGTCACATTTCAAATAGACAGCTTTGCTACAATGATTAAATCTACCGATTATCCTTCATTTGTAGCAAACCAAGATTATTCGGCATTCTTCATTAAAGAAGAAATTTTTATACTTGATCAATCTGGATTGATGATTGAAACTGGATTAACAGTAGGGGAGGTAAATAAAGATTATTTGAAGTTGAATGGAAATTATAAGTTAGACACTGGAGTCACTATAATTGGAAAGAGTTCTGGATTTAGAGCAGATATTTTTGATGTATCTTTAATTAATGGATACTATCTCATCTCTGGATCTTCTACTAAAGATTATGGATGGGATAGTGATTCTGGAAAAACTAATACAGATACACAAGTTATTTCTGATAATGATTATTATCAGAATTTATCATATACTCTTAAAAGTGAAAAAACTTGGGATGAAATAAAAACTCCAATTAATACTATCGTTCATCCAATAGGAACCAAAAACTTTGCAGATACCCAAATTCAACAGAATGTTTCTGGTATATTAACAACTGGTCTAACTAACAGTAGCGTTGTTGAAAGTCTCCAATCATTTATTTCTCAAACTAGAGTAGATACAATTAAGAACTTTGATGTTGTCACTGATTTTAGTCCTTTAAACGATAGAAGTAAATTTATTCAATTTAAAAATATAAAGTTATCAGACTATTTCCTCTCACAGTCAAATAGAGTTCTTCAAATTGATGACATAAGTCCACTTTTTAGTAGTGAAGATGATGAAGAGTATGATACAAATTTAATTATAAAAAGTTTATCGGATAGAAGATCTTTCTATAAGACTTTAGTCCAAGTAAAAACTACAAATAATAGTATTAGTAAAGGATATAATCAGTTAGCATATTTTGAAATTGTATCATTATATGATGGAGTAGAAAATGTTTATAGTTTAGATAAACTATCTCATAATAATAATTCAAATTCTGAAACTTATATGACAATATCACCAGTTGCAACTGATACTGGTGATTTGGATTTATATTTTTATCCAAATAATCCTTATGATATTGATTATGAAATAAAGGTTTTTAATGAAAAATATACTAATTTTAATGATAATGAAAATTTATTATCATTCGATGCTGCAGATATTTTTACAAATCAAAAAAATGTTGGAAGTAAAATTACCGAAGATGTAATTACTTCCTATGATTTAACTACATATGATTCTATAATGGTAGAAGCGCACGTAGTAGATTTAGATTCTAATCAATCAAAATATTATGAAATTGTGTCATTATATGATGGTACAGAGTTTATATTTTCAGAATCAAATTTTGAATCATCAGATAATGATATATCATCTATCGGATTGGGAACATTCGGAATTAAAAAAAGTTCAAATAATTTAAACTTGAGTTTTTATTGTGATGAGATATCTAACACACTAGTAAGAACAAAATCGTATCAATTTAAGAGTAGTCCAGTTGGTGTAGGAACCTATAGATTTAAATCTCAAAGGCAGGATGATAATTCTGAAAGAACTGTAGTTTTAGATACTTCTGTTTATGAAACTGGAACCAGTGTGGGAATTGTCACAACCAGGTATTATGATCGAGAATTATTTTCTACAATAAAGACATTAGCTAGAGTGAGTATTGGGAATACTGTTTCTTTGCATCAAATTGTAAACATACATGATAGTGAAAACTCGTATATAGTTGAAGGACCTATTACTTCTATTGGTAATACAATGGGTGTATTTAAAACTAGTCTTAATCAAAATAATCTGAAATTAGAATTTGAAAGAAATGATGAATATTCCAATTCAAATTTAACTATTACACAACTGGATTACTCATTCTATACATTTTTAGATGAAATAAACATTCCATTAGATTTGGATATTGGATCATTAAATAAATCTTTTAGTGTTGCAAAATATTTTGGCGTTAATTCCACTCAAAGAAATAGACTTGATTTTCCTTTAAAGTATGATAATGTTCCAATTTTCAATAAGTCTTTTGATCCTTTTGACCAAACTAAATTCGACCCTACTACAGGGCAGTTTACTTTAAATAATCATTTCTTTAGTACTGGCGAAAGATTAATTTACACACCAAAGTCAACATTTATTGGATTAGGAAATAGTGCAATTCATACTAGTAGTAATGTTGGATTGTCTACTGAAGTTTATGCAATAAAAATTGATAATGACAATTTCAAAGTTGCTTTAAGTGAATATGATGCAAATAATGATATTGCAATACAGTTTTCATCTTATTTGGGTGAAGGTAATGCACATGAATTTGAAATGTATAAGAAAAATGAAAAGGTTTTAATAACCATTAATGATTTGGCACAATATCCTTTATTATATACAGACATTAGTCATTCAATCTCTGATAAAAATGTAGGAATTGCAGATACTTTTGTAACTTTATCGGGTATAAGTTCAATAAATCCAAATGATATCATAAAAGTTGATGATGAATATATGCAAGTATTGAATGTTGGTATAGGAACATCAACTTCCGGACCTATCTTGTATTTTACTGGAGATTTAAATGTTGTAGAGGTAAAACGTGGTAGTGTTGGCAGTGCTGCAACATCTCATGATATTGGAGATAGTGTCTCACTTTACAAGGGATCATATAACATTGTTGGCGATTCTATACACTTTACTAATCCTCCAAGAGGAAATGTTGGAGATTTGTCAACAAAAGATGAATCAAATTTATTCAGAGCAAGAGCAACTTTTAATGGTAGAACTTTTCTGAGGAAAAATTATACTACAAATGAAATTTTTGATGATTTTTCAAATGAATTTGACGGAAAAACAACTACTTTTGAATTAAAATCTCAAGGAATAAGTACAGTTGGTTTAGGAACAACTTCTGGAAATGGTATATTGTTTATTAATGGAATATTCCAAACTCCTCTTACTGAAAATATTACAAATCACAATTTTAAAATAGTTAGCGATATTCCTGCAGGCATTTCAAGTGTAGTATTTTCTGGACTCAGAGATGATTTAGATGTATTGACAATTTCCGATTCGGATATAAACCAAAATCAATTGCCTAGAGGTGGTATTATTGTTTCTCTTGGATCTACTGCAGGTCTTGGATATGCTCCTCTTGTTGGTGCTAAGGTAAAATTAAATATTGATGACAATGGAACTATTTTAAATCCAGTTATTAGTGTGGCATCTACAGGAAAGACTGTTGCTATAACTACAGCAACCTATGATAATAATCTGGGACATTTGACAATAACTTCTCCACAAGAAGAGATTTATAAGTTAGTAGAATCTAAGGCAAATCAAGTGAAATTGGTTGGACTTGCATTCACATGTAATTCTAATACAGGAATTACATCAGAGTTTCCATTGCATGATGATGTTACTGATATTATTGGAATTGGAACAGAATCATTTAGTTTAAATGTAGGCATTTCAACATTGGAACATTATTATGTTGGATATGGAACAGTATTTGTATGGAATAGTCGGTTGACGAATGGATCTGGATATAGACAAGATACAGCCTCAGTTTCTGTAAAAGACGCTGCAGAAGATTATATTCATAAATTTGTAGAAAGCGATGAAAATTCTGTTCAAAGTGGTGGAAATAATTTCACTCCAACATTTGCAACTTATAACCCTGTAACTGGAAATATGGTTCTCGTCATTGAAAATCATGGATTGGATACTGGTGATGATATTACTGTAACAACAGGATCATTAAAGTTTACTTGCTCCTCTGATGGTCATAAATTTGTTATTGGTTATCCAAGAGCAACAGATCCTTTAGCAGGTATTGCAACCGATATTACTGCATACACAGACGATACTATAACGATAGATGCAGGATCTATGGTCGGTTCTGGCGGTGTTGTTGATGTCACTGTTGGTTTAGGGGGAACATTATCATTTAATGTTTCTAATGGAGGTACAAATTATACATATCCTATATTAAATATTTCAAACCCATCATATGATAATCTCGAAGTTGTTGGAGTTTCTAGATTGGGAGTGGGTGCTACCACAGAAGTTGGAATTAATATGCTTATGAATGTTGAAGTTGGACCTTCTCCAGGTATTGATGAGTCAGGTTCTGTTGGTATTGGATCAACATTATTCGAAGTGTCTTCATTTAGTGTTGCAAGAGCAGGATATGCTTTTGAGACTGGCGATGTATTAACCGTATCTGGAATAGTCACAGATAGACATCTTTCCGAACCAATAGAAAAATTCCAATTATATGTTTTGAATACTTATAATGATAGTGTTGCTGCATGGCAATTTGGAGAGATGAATTTGATTGATAGTATCAAACCTTATCAGAATGGATCAAGATTAGTTTATCCATTATATTACGAAACTGAGTTATTATCTTTCTCTAAAGATCCTAATGATTTAACTTCTTCTGCAATCGACTTTGATTCATTATTAGTAATTTTTATTAATGGTATATTGCAAGAACCTGGAATTGCATATCAATTTGTTGGGGGATCAGCATTTAGATTCCTAACTGCACCAAAAGTTGAAGATGATGTTAAAATCTATTTTTATGTTGGAACTAGGGGAGAAGATTCTTCACGAGTTGATGTAAATGAAATAATACAAATCGGTGATACACTACAAATACAAAGTAATAATTCATATTTGGATATTACTAAGCAGCAAGATAAGAGACTTATTTACGATATTGTTAATGCAGATATACTTGAGACAAATCTATATTATGGAGATGGCATAGATGAAATTAATTTAAAACCTATCGATTGGATTAGGCAAAAAGAAGATATTGTAATAAATCAACAAACTTACTACAAGTCTAGAGATTCTTTGGCAACTCAAGTATATCCGACAGCAAAGGTTATAACAGACTTTAATACTACAGATACTGTATTATACTTAGATAATTCTGAATTTTTTGATTATGAAGATGCTGTAAATTTAAAGAAAATTGATGTTTTGGTTGTCCCAAATCAAGATAATAATAAAGTTGGAATTATTACAGCAATCGTTTCTGCTACAGGGACAATATCATCATTTGATATTGTTGATGCTGGTATTGGATATACTAACGCACCATCTGTTAATGTTTCAAATCCCATAATTGGTATTGGAAGTGATAGGAAATGGTATAATGTTGGTATAGGAACATCAGGAGACGTTGGTATTGGAACCACGGCAACAGCTTCTGTAACTGTGTCAAATGGCAATATAGATTCTGTCACTGTAATTAATCCTGGATCTGGATATACAAGTACAAATCCACCACAAGTTATATTAGATTTTCCAACTTTTGAAAGTGAATTATTAACTAATGCAAATGTTGTTCAAGGTCTGAGTGGGTCTATTGTAGGAATTGCTACAACAACAGGAACTAATGGAGCACCATTAGCACTAGAATTCACACTAAAAGCTCTTAATGATAATTATACATCTATAACAGAAGGAATTCCTATTCATATATTTGACACTAGAATTGGTAATGGTATAACATCAATTAATGATAATAATGATACTGAAGTAATTGGGATTAGTACTCAATTCCTCAATAACATTTATAAGGTTCATGGTATTGATACTATTACAGGAATAATTACTTGTAATGTTAAGAGTGATACTAATATTAGTGGTGAGGTTGGTATTGGAACTACTGGAACATTATTAAATCCTGTTGGAAAATTCTCTTGGGGAAAAATATCTGGATTTACTAGATCTAATAATCCAGTTTCTATAGCAATCACTTCTTATACTACATCTGGATTAGGAACATATCCTACAGTTCAAAGAAGAGGTGCTGGTGCTGGATTGCGAGATACTGGTTCACTAAAGAAAAGAACAACTTCAACCTAACACTTATAAATAATAAAAAAATGGTTTAAAATGCCTGCGTTCGTTACAGATCAATTTAGAATACTATCTACAAATAATTTTGTAGATACTATATCTAACGGAAGTGATTATTATTATATTTTTGTTGGATTGGCAAATCCTGGAGTATCGGGATATGGTAGAAATGCTAATTGGGATAATACTGAAGGTGTAAATGCTAATGATTCAATACTACCAAACCCAGTAGATAATTTTGATTACTTGCCTCATTATGGAGATACTATTTTATATGGAAAAAGAATAATTCCCGAAAATATTCGTAGATGTGTACGAAAAATTGAATGGAAGCAGGGAACTACTTATGATATGTATCGTCATGATTACAGTGTCGCCAATAGAACTGCAGTGACAGATAGAAGTAGATTATATGATTCAAATTATTATGTAATGAATGATCAATTTCAAGTATATATTTGTCTTAGCAATGATTCGAGTGGAATTAATACTGGCGGAACTCAGTCTCAAGATAAACCAACATTTACAGATTTAGAACCATCAAAAGCAGGTTCTAGTGGTGATGGGTATCTCTGGAAATACTTATTTACAGTATCACCTTCAGATATTATAAAATTTGATTCCGTTGAATTTATACCTTTACCTAATGATTGGGCAACATCAACAAATACTCAGATATCAAATATTAGATCTAATGCAGACTCAGATATAAATAAGAATCAAATAAAATTTGTATATATAGATGAAAGAGGGAGTGGTGGATATACTTCTGGAGAAGTTGACATTTATGGTGACGGAAGTGGTGCTAAAGTGTTTGTTGAAACCGATACGTCTGGGAAAATATTAAAAACAACAGTCACTTCTGGAGGATCTGGGTATACTTATGGAGTTGTAGATTTAGGACCACTTCAAATTAGTGACACATATACAACTCCGGCTAAACTGATTCCAATAATTCCACCATCTAAAGGTCATGGGTATGATATTTATAGAGAGTTGGGTGCAGATAAAGTTCTAGCATATTCTAGATTTGATGGATCAACAAAGGACTTTCCTTTGGACACCAAATTTGCACAAATTGGAATTTTAAAAAATCCAAGTAAATTTATATCAACAGAATCTTATACAGATTCTACTTTTTCTGGGGTATACTCACTGAAAGTTACTTTGAGTGATGGTTCTACTTCACCAGATGTTGGAGAAAAAATAACACAAACAGTTGAAGGAGGAGTTGCTCAAGGATATGTTGCCTCATATGACGGCGAAACGTCAGTTTTAAAGTATTTTAAAGATCGTTCTTTATTTTACAACCCTACCACATTTGATCAAGCAGATTATGTTGGAGTTACAACTACAGCATCTAATGCAATCTTAGATTTTGGAGGCACAAATTCAATTAATGGATCTAGCGGAAATTTTGTTGCAAGCATAGATACGACTTTCAATCTCAGTAGTATTACTGTAAATAATAAGTTGATAACCCTAGATTCAACTTTCAGTTCTGGCGTATCAGAACCTGAAATAAATAAAACATCTGGAGATATTATTTTTATCGATAACAGACCCTTGGTATCAAGGAACTCTAGACAAAAAGAAGACGTAAAAATTATTCTAGAATTTTAAAAAATGGCACAAAAAACAAATCTTAACATAAATCCATATTTTGACGATTTTGATGCTGATAAGAATTTTTATAAAGTTCTTTTTAATCCAGGTAGACCAATTCAGTCTAGAGAATTAAATACTATTCAATCTATACTCCAAAATCAGGTTGAGACCTTTGGAAGTCATATATTTAAAGAGGGATCAAAAGTAATACCTGGCGGAATACATTATGACTCTAGTTATCATGCAGTAAAATTAAACACACTTTCTTTTGGTGTAGAAATTTCACAGTATCTTGAAAAGTATATTGGAAAAAAAATAAGAGGACAAACTTCTGGACTTACAGCTACAGTAAAATCTGTAGTTTTTCCAAATAATCAAGTTTCTGATACTACAATATATGTAAAGTACTTAGATTCTGATAATGGGTTATCTGGCGGTACATTTTTAAATGGAGAAAGTTTATTATCAACAGAAATAATATCATATGGTATAAACAATATTACAATATCTAGTGGATCTCCATTTGCATCATTAATTTCTTCTAATGCAACTGATATTGGATCTGTAGTATCTATTGATAATGGCATTTATTTTATACGAGGTAATTTTGTATCAGTATCTAAACAAACTTTAATTTTAGAATATTATTCTCAATTCCCATCATATAGAATAGGGTTAAATGTATCCGAAGAAATTATAACTGCAAAAGAAGATAGAACATTATATGATAATGCTAAAGGATTTAATAATTTTTCATCTCCTGGTGCAGATAGATTTAAAATAAACCTATCTTTAACTAAAAAGCAATTAACAGATCTTAATGATACAAACTTTGTAGAGTTATTGCGTGTTGAAGGTGGTATTTTAAGGAAAACTGAAACAGAGACAGATTATAATCTTATTAAGGACTATCTTGCCAAGAGGACATATGATGAGTCTGGAAATTATACTGTAGATCCATTCAGCATATCTTTATCAAATTCTTTAAATGATTTGCTTGGTAATAATGGAAAATATTTAACTGGAAAACTAACATCTCAAGAAAATACCCCTTCTGATGATCTTATGTGTCTCACAGTAAGTCCCGGAAAGGCTTATGTCAAAGGGTATGATGTTCATAAAACATTTGGTACGGTTATAGATGTTGATAAACCTAGAGACACTCAAACTATTAGTGATGTTCTGGTTCCATTTGATTTGGGAAATAGATTAAAAGTAAATAATGTTTATGGATGTCCAACATTGAAGGGAAATGTAGATTTCTATGATCAGAGAAGAGATGCCACAACATTGACTGCTCAAGGAGAAAAGATAGGAGATGCTAATGTATATCTTTTCAAAGTTACTGATGCTGCATATACTGGTAGTTCAACATCATGGGATCTTCACGTTTATGATTCCTCATTATTTACAGAATTGACATTAGGAACCACTTTATCTAGCTCTGAAATAAAAGTATCTTCTAAAGTAGTTGGACAAGCAAGTGGTGCTATTGGATATGCAGTTAATGATGGTTCTGGATCTGCAGTTATAAAAGTAAGAGTAGAATCTGGTAGGTTTATTCAAAATGAGATAATTCATATTGATGGTATAGAAGAAAATAAAAGAAATATAAAATCTTTAAAAGTATTTTCTTCTGAAGATATTAAATCTGTTGTTGATACATCTAATAGTTTAAAGTTTTTTGCGGACGTAATATTAAAAACTAAAATAGCGCCAGGATATACTGCCAATGATAGCGTAAGTATTGCAAGAGTTGATAATAATTCCGCAACTTTGACATCCACTAAACCATTTAGTGGAATAAAGGTGAAAGATATAGTAAAATATACAATACCAACAGATACTACAGAAACCTTCAACCGTGTAAGTGCTGTCAATACCAATAGTTTAACTTTAGTGCCAGAGAAAAATGTATCTGGAGTGAATTCTGGACTAGTTCCAAGTGCTTCAGATGGAAATTCTGGCACTATTGAAAATGTAAGTTTTAAAATTGGAACTTCGGAAATAGAAAATCCGGAAAAAGGATACTTATACTCAATTCTTCCAAATAGAACTATTGAAACCGTAGATCTGTCAGGATCTCAATTAACATTTACATCACAGATAACAGGATTTAATTCATCTGTTGGAGGAGATCTATTAATATCCGTATCTATTGGAGATTTTAATTTTGCAAACAATTCTGGAACGATAAAGTTTGATGCCTTTGATGCGGAAAAATATTCTATTCATTACAGTGATGGTGTTATAGAACCCTTGACACAAGATAAAGTTGTATTTACAAATAATTTTACAACTGTAACATTTAATAATATTCAGAATAAAACGATATCTTCAATAACAGCATCATTTGTAAAATCTAGTATACAAAGCAAAACGAAGGTATTTAAAAAAAGTGAAACTTTAGATGTATCTCTTTCAAAATATAAGAGTTCAGGATCTAATGCAAGTAATAGTAGTAATGATGGATTGACATATAATAGATATTATGGATTAAGAGTTCAAGATGAAGAAATTTGCTTAAGGTATCCAGACGTTGCTAGGATTATCGCTGTTTATGAAGAATTGGATGGTCGTACTATATCTTTAGATACAATTAACTTTTCTTCAATTTATTCTGTAGGCGATAATGTATTGATAGGCGAAGAATTTGAAGGATTATCATCACAATCTGTTGCAAGAGTTATCGAAAAAACAACTAATAGTGTAACTATTGCATATTTAAATAGTCCCAAATTTCAAATTGGAGAAAATGTTAAATTTAGATCTACAAATACTGATGCCATTATTGAGTCAATTACACCAGGATCTTACACTGATATAACATCCTCGTTTAAATTAGATAAAGGACATAAAGATGAATATTATGACTACTCTAGGTTAATTAGAATCAATGGTGAAGCAGAACCAAGTAGAAAAATAAAAATTATTTTTGATCGCTATGATGTAAATGCAGTAGATAATGGCGATTTATATTCTGTACTAAGTTATGATGCGGAAAATTATGGATCTACAATTCCTCGTGTAGGACGTTTTGGAATTAAAGCGTCAGATATTTTAGATTTTAGACCAAGGGTCTCTTATTTTAGTAGCAGCACTAGTTCGCCATTTTCTAAGGATGGAAGATCTTTTGGAAATTCTCCAAAAGTTATAATTACACCAAACGAAGCAACATTAATTTCCTATGATGTATACTTGCCTAGAATTGATAAATTGTATTTAGATTCTACTGGAACTTTTTCTTTGGAAAAAGGAATTTCATCATTACAACCTAAAGCACCCAAAAAATCTCCTGATTTATTAGAATTAGCTACAATATTATTGCCACCATATCTTTTTGATATTAGTGACGCAAGAATTAGTATGATTGATAATAAAAGATATACAATGAGAGATATTGGTATAATACAAGACAGAGTAGAAATTTTAGAAGAAGTAACATCATTATCTTTACTAGAATTAAATACTCAGGCATTGCAAATAAAAGATTCTGATGGATTTGATAGATTTAAAACTGGATTTTTTGCAGATTCATTTAATAATAATGATTTCATTGATGTACCTTTCTCTTTTTGTGAAGTTAATCAAGACTCCAAGGAATTAACCCCTCTGAAAATGAGGAATGTAGTTCCATATCAGGTTTTGACTGAAAGTGATATAAGTAATACTGAATATGATTCTTCACAAGATTATACTCTGTTAGATAATAGAGTTAAGAAAACTGGAAATGTTGTAACATTAAATTACACTAGTAGAGAGTGGGTCAAGCAAGAGTTAGCAACGAGAGTATCAAATGTCAATCCATTCCATGTTATTCAATATGTTGGCGATATTCGATTGAATCCTTTTGAAGATATTTGGATAAGAACCGTACAACTAGACAATAAAACACTTACACATAGTTTAACATTAAATTTAGAAAGTAATATACAAACAGAAACACTTAATCTCGGAAATCTACAAGATAATACAACAGGTGCTCCATTAGGTTTAAATCAATATAGAGATACATTTACAACCCTCAATCTAAGTGATGCTGATACGGGAAATATTAACAAAATAGTAACCTCTGATTCTGATTCAGATACCTCTTCAACTAATGAAACTACATTTGTTGATAGTGAAATAGATCAATTTATGAGATCTAGAAATACTGAATTTTCATCTTCAAACTTGAAAGCATCTACTAGGTATTATGCTTCTTTAGATGGAATTAGTAATATTGATATTACGCCAAAGTTAATTGAAATTACACAAGATCTTCAGTTAAGTAGTCCGGGATCTGATGGTGTTTTTGAAGTAGGTGAAAATATATCTGTTTGGGATGATGCTATTGAAATTATGAGATTCCGACTTGCAGAATCTAATCATAAATCTGGGGTATATAACTCTCCAAATAGAGTTTATGATGTAAATCCATATAGTAAAAATGAATCTATGCCAGCAGGATATAGTCAATCTTCTACTACATTGAATATTGACACATTATCTTTATCAGATGATTCTGCAGGTGAAGAATATGGTGGATATCTTCTAAAAGGAGCAATCTTAATTGGTGAGACGAGCGGTGCTATTGCATATGTCAAAGATATTAGATTAGTTACAGATAACTATGGTGATGTAATAGGCACATTCTTTATCAGAGAACCACATGAGAATCCAGTACCAGCAGTAAGAATTCCGACAGGAAATAAAACTTTCAGACTATCCTCTTCCGAAGAAAATAGTCTAGGCATTGTTGGATCCACGGATATTTCTTCTGCAGAAACAACATATAGTTCTAGAGGAACTGTTAACAAATTCCAAAATACGATAAGAGTAATTGAGTTAACTGGTAATTTAACCACAACTAATCAGGTTAGAACAAGAACTCTAACTGCAGTTAGGAATGAGAATATATCCAATATTGAGACACCGACTCCAGTCGTTAATAATATTACTAATGTAACTCAAGATATAACCAATGTAACTAAAGTTACTAAAAATATTACCCAAATTATTGAGCAGCAGCGACATGATGATCCTTTAGCGCAAACTTTTTTGGTTGGAACTGCTAGGGGATTAAATTCATTCAATGATGATGAACTTGGAGCATTTCTAACTTCAATTGACTTATTTTTTGCTTCTGTAGATTCTGGAAATGCTCCAATCACAATCCAAATTAGAACCACCGAATTTGGAACTCCCACGTTAACTATGATTGGTGATCCAGTAACACTAAGACCAACAGATAAAGTTGATGGAGAAACTATTTTAAGAGACAATATATCTATTGATGGAACTGTTGCAACAAAGGTAACTTTCCCATATCCAATATATTTACCTCCAGGTTTAGAATATGCAATTGTCTTGATGGCACCAGAAAGTGATGAATATGAGGTATTTACTGCAAAAATGGGAGAAAATACATTAAATACTGCTAATTTACCAGATGCTGAATCTGTAAGATATACACAGCAGTTTGCAATTGGCAGTTTATTTAAATCTCAGAATGGATCTACATGGACACCAGATCAGTATGAAGATATGAAATTTACTTTATATAAAGCAGAATTCACATCTACTGAGGGAATCGCCTATTTTGGTAACACTCCACTTTCAAAGGGAAATAGTTATATTCGTAAACTGACTAATAATCCATTAACTATTCTTCCAAGAAAATTAAAAGTTGGCATTGATACCATAACTGATGCAGGTCTTCTTACAGATTTAACTGCAGGAAGAAAAATTCAAGATACTACTAAATCTTATGTTCAGGGTATTATTGAAAGTGTTGGTGGTCTTGCACATACAGTAAGCATTGACACTGGTGGAAGAGGATATTCTAATGGTAGTTCTTCAGTATCAACATTCAACATAACTGGAAATGGATCTGGGTTAACATTAAGTGTAAATGCTACTAATGGTATTATTGACAGCGCAACTCCAGTTTCTAAAGGAAAAGGATATGCAATTGGTGATGTTGTTGGAATCGTTACTTCTGATATAACAGGAACTTCTTCAGTACCTAGTGGAGAAAATTCTAGAATCACAATTACAAGTAATGATAGTAGTATTGATACGTTATACCTGACAAATGTTGCTGGCGATTCATTTAACCTCCAGGATTTAATTTACTATAATGATGGTGGTGGTGCTGTGTCTCTTGCTAACACACATATACAGTCATCGGAGACATATTTATCTGATTATTATGATGGGACATATGCTCTAGTAAATCATTTCGATCATGGAATGTATGCTACAAATAATATTGTTTCAATTTCTGCAGTATCACCAGATACATCAAAAATCAAAATTACTTCATCAATTACAAGAAACTCTCAATCTATTAACGTTAGCAGTTTAGATATTTCTCTATTCCAACAATTTGAGGGTGCAGATGTTTCAAGTACAAATCCTGGGTATTTGATAGTTAATAGTGAGTTAATGAGTTATACTTCCGTAAGTGGTACAGAAATTGGAGGACTTTCTAGAGGTCTTGAAGACACTATTGCAGTGCCACATCCTTCAGAGACATTTATTCAAAAATATGAGTGTGGTGGTGTTTCATTACGCAGAATTAACACTAAGCATAATATTGTAGATACTGGAATTGATATCAATTCTTATTATATTAAAATACCAATAGGATCTTTAGATATTGATAGCAATCCTATAGCTGTTAATAGAAATACTGATGGTTCTACAGGTAGTAATCCTGCATTATCATTCAATAAGGAAAAAAGTGTTGGCGGTACCAATGTATATGCTTCAGAAAATGTTCTTTATGATACAGTAACTCCATTCATAAGTGCTATACTGCCACCAGAGTCTGAGGCATCTATATCCGCACAATTAAAATCTGTGAGCGCAACTAGTGTGAATGGTAATGAAACATCATTTTTGGAGCAACCATATGTAGACGTGGAATTAAATCAACCCAATAAAATGAATTCTTTGAGTATGGTAACATCGAAAGTTAATACTGAAGAGTTTTTACCTAATCTATTAAAAAGCAAGTCAAGTGTCTTATCATTGAGTCTTTCTACTACAAACTATAATTTATCTCCAATGATATTCTTGGATACTGCTTCTGCAGAATATACAAAATATCTGATTAATAATCCAATATCAGATTATATTTCGGATAAAAGGACTTCTAATTTTATAGAGGATCCACATGCGGCAGTTTACATCTCAAAAACTATTAATTTGGCAAGACCTTCAAATACTCTAAGAGTGAATATTAGTGCATATAGACACAAATCTGCTGATTTTAGAGTTATGTATTCATTAATTAGACCAGAAATGAATACTACTTTGAAAATTTTTGAAATGTTCCCTGGATATAATAACTTAACTTCAGATTTAGATTCTGATGGATTTTTGGATATTGTTGATTTATCCAATAATAGTGGTTTGCCCGATAGATTTACTTCTAGTAGTGCTGATAATGAATTTATACAATATCAATATACAGCACCAAATGTTGGACCATTTGTAGGATTTACAATTAAAATTGTTATGTCTACAACAAAAATGGATAAATATCCAAGGTTTAAAGACATTCGCGCAATTGCATTGTTATAATGAAATTAGTAAAAGTTGAAGGTCATTCAAATCTTTATAGAGATTCAAATACTGGTGCTATCATCAATAAAGATTTGAATGGTTATGATCAGTATTTGCAGAGTTCTTCTAGTAGAATAAACGCAAAAAAAGAAATTGAACAACTAAAAAATGATGTAAAAGAAATCAAATCTTTATTAAAGGAGTTAATCAATGGATCCAGATGATATAAAACTTGAAAAAATTTCTAAGCAATTCGAATATTATAAAATTTCTTCTGAGATTAATGATATCGAATCTTTAGAACTTTTAAAAGATATTGCTAAATCTTATGCTAAATTATATTTGAAGCAGCAGGAAGTGTTGTCTATAATTTGATGATAAATAGATAAGAACTTAAAATAAAGGTAAATGTCTGCACCTTTTGCACTGAATTTATCAATAAACACTTCAACAAGTTTTTCACAGACTTTTAGTTTAACTGATGATGAAGGTGCTGCTTTAAATTTATCCGAATATACTTATGCTTCACAAATAAGAAAGCACCCAAATAGTACCACTGCTGTTAGTTTTGCTACTACAACAGTAACACCATCAAGTGGAGAACTTACAATATCTTTAGAACCATCTGACACTGTAGATTTAAAACCAGGAAGATATGTTTATGATGTTGTATTGACAAGAACTCTTGATAATAACATATCAAGAGTTCTGCAGGGTTCTGTATTAGTATCGAAGACAATAACGAGGTAATAAAATATGGCAAAACCATCAACAAAACAAGGTTTAATAGATTATTGCTTACGTAGACTCGGACATCCTGTTTTAGAAATAAATGTAGATGATGATCAATTAGATGATTTAGTAGATGATACAATTCAATATTTTAATGAGAGACACTTTGATGGTGTTGAAAGAATGTATCTTAAGTATCAGATTACTCAATCTGATATAGATAGGGGTAGAGGTGCATCTTCTGCAGGATTAACTAGTGTAGATGGAAGTTCTGGTGTTGGTATTGTAACTACTACCGCAACATCAACTGATGTAAGTGGTCTTGGTACAATAACTTCCAACTGGTACGAAAATTCCAATTTTATACAAGTTCCAGATTCAGTTATTGGTGTTGAAAGAATATTCAAATTTGATACTAGTTCTATTTCTGGTGGAATGTTTAGTATTAAATATCAACTCTTTCTAAATGATCTATATTATTTTAATTCTGTAGAATTGCTTCAATATTCAATGACCAAAAGATATCTTGAAGATATCGATCATATGCTGACAACAGATAAGCAGATTAGATTTAATAAGAGGCAAGATAGACTGTATATGGATATTGATTGGGGATCGCAAACAGTAGGCAATTTTATTGTTTTAGATTGTTACAGAGCATTAGATCCTACATCATTCACACAAGTATATAATGACAGTTTTGTTAAAAAATATTTAACATCTTTAATTAAAAGACAGTGGGGACAAAATTTATTAAAATTTAGAGGAGTGAAACTTCCTGGTGGAGTTGAATTGAATGGTAGAGAAATATATGATGATGCAGAAAGAGAGTTGACTGCATTAAAACAGAGAATGGCAGCAGAATACGAATTACCACCTTATGACTTTATAGGATAATTATGGCATTAAATCCATTTTTTCTGCATGGTTCAGAATCTGAACAAAGATTAATACAGTCATTAGTAAATGAACAATTATCCATGTATGGAATGGATATTGCTTATCTACCTCAAAGGATGATAAGAAAAGAAACAGTTATAAGGGAAGTTACTTCCTCCAAATTTACTGATAAGTTTATAGTTGAAGCATACTTAAGTAATTATGGAGGATATTCTGGATCTGGAGACATACTGAGCAAATTCGGTATGCAATTGAAGGATGAAGTTACTTTAATTATTTCCAAAGAAAGATTTGAAGATTTTATTTCTCCGCTTTTATCTGAAATACCAACGTCAGAAAATACTACATCTTTAAGACCTAGAGAAGGAGATTTGATTTGGTTTCCTCTAGGTGAAAGATTATTTGAAATTAAATTTGTTGAGCATGAACAACCATTCTATCAATTAGGAAAAACATACGTATATGAGTTGAAATGTGAACTCTTTGAATATACACATTCATCTGTGATTTCTACAGGTATAGGAGAGATTGATGAATCTCTTGAGGATTATGGATACATTAAGTCCTTAACACTTTTAGCATCGGGTAGTCAAGCTTCTGCTTCGGCAACAATACGAGAGAATAGTGGATATATAAAAACTATCAATCTTATTGAAGATGGTTATAATTATACTACAGTCCCTACAGTAACTATAGATGATCCTCCTACGGCAGTTGGTGCTGCAGCAACTGCAACTGTAAGTGTGGGAGGATCAGTCACTAGTACTACAATTACAAATAGTGGATATTATCCCAGTCATAAGAATATACCGACAGTTACATTTAGTGATCCAACTGGTGGAGGTAATGAAACCACTATTGTTAAATTTGGATCCAGATCATATAATGGAGAAAATTCTGGATTACTTATACCTACTTCTGGATTGGCGGAAAGAGAAACTGGAGCAATTGAATTTTGGTTGTATGCAACAACAGCTGCTGCGGGAGATGTTACAATACTGGAATGGGGCACTAATGACGATAATAGCATAAAATACTCTTTATATTTTTCAACTAGTGGAGGAACAACTTCTCTAAATTGGTCTAGACCAGATAGTGATTTTGATAATAGTTTCACTACAGTTGAGTTAATATCAGATTATAGTAGCAATTTTAATCGTTGGAATTGGATAAGACTTTCCCAAACTGACGATAATTCTGGCTCACATAGAGTTGCTGCTCACTTCTTTGGCGATACTATCAATAGTTCGTATTCAACTGATACATTTAATACTATATTCATGAATAGTGATGGAGTATCCCTAAATCCAAATGGAAATTTTTCTGATAATGAAATTTATCTTGACGAATTAAGATTTACTAGTATTGGGTCAACATCACAACCAGCAGAAGCACCAACGTCAACAAGTAAAAATTCTTCAAATACGTTATTCTTCCAAGATGGTGAAAGAGTCACAACCACTGGAAATGTTATTTTAAATTCTACAGGTAATGTAACAGGAATATCTTTAACCGAAAATGGAGTTAATTATACTTCAGTTCCTACAATATCCATTCAAGATGCCTACCCTTCAATAACTGCAACTGCTGTTGCAATAACTTCATGTATAGGAAGTTATTGTTCTGTTGATAATATATACATAACAAATTCTGGTGCAGGATATACATCTATTCCAAATGTAATCATAAGCGGAACTACTGGTATAGGGGCAACTGCAACGGCCGAAATTGATACCACATATAGTGGAATTTCTTCAATTTCTATTACAGATGCTGGTTCTGGTTACAATTATTCGCCAATTGTAACATTTTCCAGTCCAGATGTTGTTGGTCTCGGAACAACTGCAGCATCGGGAATTGTAAATATAACATCAGCAGGAATAGTAGATTCAGTATATCTTACTAATTCTGGTGTTGGATATACTTCTGCACCATCTATTACTATTGCAGCGCCAGCAACAATAACTGGTATTGGAACTTATATATTCAATGAAGTCGTTACTGGAGAATCTTCCGGATCAACTGCTTACGTAAAATCATGGGATACATCCACAAATATCCTCAAAATTGGTAATATTTCTGGCACATTTACTGATGGTGAGGTTATTATTGGATCTTCATCGTCAGCACGATATACCATTGGCGAATTGGGAGAAAATCCCATAAATCAAGATAAATATGAACAAAATGATACTATACAAACAGAGTCTAGTTCTATAATTGATTTCACAGAAACAAATTTATTCGGTAATTACTAATGTTAGGAACTTATTTTTATCATCAAAACATAAGAAAAACTATTATTGCTTTTGGCAACTTATTTAACAACATAATTGTCAAATCAAAGGATGCTACAGGTGATACTTTTAGTGAGATACGAGTTCCATTATCATATGGACCTACACAAAAGTTTTTAGCGAGATTAGAGCAACAAGCAGATCTCAATAAACCCATTGCTATTACATTGCCCAGAATTTCATTTGAAATGAATTCTTTGAAATATGATTCTTCAAGAAAAGTTGGTATAACACAGACCTTCAAATCGGTTGGATCTGATGATAAAACTCGTAAAGTTTATATGCCAATTCCATATAATATTGGATTTGAAATTAATATAATGACAAAGTTTAATGATGAAGTTCTCCAAATTGTCGAACAAATTTTACCATTTTTTCAACCATCATTTACTGTTACGGTTGATATGACAGATGTTATTGATGAAAAGAAAGATGTGCCAATCGTTTTAGATTCTGTTTCTTTTAGAGATGATTATGAAGGAGATTTTTCATCTCGAAGGTTAATTCTTTATACACTACAGTTTACCGCAAAAACATATCTGTTTGGACCAATTAGTGATAGCACTGATTCTCTTATCCGTAAAGTTCAAGTTGATACGTATTCTGATACAGATATTAGAACTGCAAAACGTGAAATGAGGTATACTGCACAACCCAATCCTTCTAATGCAGAACCAGATGATAATTGGACATTAGATGAAGATTGGCAATATTTGGGAGACTCAAAAGCATATAGTCCCGTGCAACAATCTGATATTTGATTAATATGACTAAAAATTTTGACAGTTTGAATGATACCTTTAATACTTCTATGGAGGACGATAATACTTCCATAATAAAACCTCAGGAACTAAATCCCGAGTCAATGAAACCAGGAGATATTAAAAAAGATTATGAATATACAAGAGCAAATTTATATTCATTAATTGAAAAAGGGCAAGAAGCAATTAATGGAATTATGGATCTTGCAGGAGAAAGTGATAGTCCACGCGCTTATGAAGTTGCAGGACAACTAATTAAGAACGTTGCAGATACTACAGATAAATTAGCAGATCTTCAAAAGAAAATCAAAGATCTTGAGGAAGATAATGTTAAACAGACAACTAATGTGACTAATAATGCCTTGTTTGTTGGATCAACCTCAGACTTATCTAAGTTATTAAAAAAAGGTTTTCTAAATAATACTAACGAAGAATAAGTATAAATGAAATCTTGTAAAAAAGGATACTATTATTGCTTTACAGACAAAGAATGTAAAAAAATTCCTAGGGGATGGCATTTAATGTCTAGTGGGCAGATTATGCGTGATAAAGATCATGAAGAGGATAGTGAAGATAAGAGTGGAAACGATTCCAATGGTAGCGGAAATGGAGGTTCTGATGCTGGAGGAGATGGCGGTGGTGGAGTAGAAGAAAGTTGGAGCGTCACTAATGAGGATAAAGAGTCTGGCGATCATGAAGTTGCAATGGCACAATCCCAACTTGCAAAAGCAGAAAGAAACATTGCAAAGTTGAGAAAAGCACTAGGTAAGAAAGAGAAAGATATTCCTGCTTGGATGCAAGCAAAGATTACTGATACTGCACATGACACTGATGCTGCTGCTGGTTATGCAGATAAAATCAATGAAGCAGTGCCTCTATTAGCAGCACCATTAGCAGTACCCACAATGAAAGCAATCGGTGCTGGTTTGGCAGCAACTGGTTTGGCAGGAATGATCATGCAAGCACGAAAAAAAAGTGAGGACAAAAAATCACCATCTGTTGATTATGGGCAAGGCAAATCTGCAAAGAAAAAAGATGAGACTGAAATTGGGTTTACTGGTAAACCCGTCCCAAAGAAAAAATGGAAATCTCCCACAAAGCGGTATGAGTTTGAAAAGAAAAGAAGAGAGGCGGGATTTACCAGTACAGGTAAAAAACATAGTAATGATGTAAATCCATATTATAATCCAAGAGTAAGAGAAGAAGTCGAACAATTAGAAGAGGCAAGAGATGGTAAATCTGCCAAGGACAAAGGTTATTCTCTCCGCGACTGGTTCAAAGGTGGTGGTTGGAAACAGACTGGTGGCAAGTATGACGGAAAACCTTGTGCAAAGCAACCAGGACAGAAGACTAAACCATTTTGCCGTGATGCAGATGATCGTGCTGCCATGAGTAAAGATGAAAGGGAAAAAAGAGCAAAGAAAAAGCGTAAAGAAGATCCAAATCCCAATAGAAAAGGTAAAGCGAAAATGGTAACTGAAGAAGGAAAGAAAGATGCTTGCTACCATAAGGTCAAATCTCGTTACTCTGTGTGGCCTTCTGCATATGCTTCTGGAGCACTAGTCAAGTGTCGTAAAGTTGGTGCCAAAAACTGGGGCAATAAAATTAATAAAGAAAGTTACGATTACTCCAACTGGAGAGATGATTTCAAAACAATGGAATTTGAATTCGTTGATATTATTAAGACAGAACCCATGAAAGGTTTGAGTGAAGCAAAGTCAACTTTGGACAAACTTAAAGAAGTTTCAAAACAATTGAAAGGTGCATCTAAAATGCACGCAAAACAATCTAAACAAGTTGCTAAAGTTGCTGCTAATCTTGATGAAAAGTGTTGGAAAGGATATGAGAAAAAGGGTATGAAGACAATGTTTGGAAAGAGATATCCAAATTGTGTAAAAGCACATTTCTCTGATTGGAGGTCCGATTTAAATCTTCAAGAAAAAGAGTTTAAATCCCATAAGATGTATGATCAAAAAACTGGTAAGGGATATGATGCCGAAACAGAACAGGATCATCTTCGTATGAAGAAGATGGGTTATACCCACGAAAAACCTGAGAAAAAGAACTGCGGATGTGGTAAAGATCCCTGCAAAACTTATGGTAAGCAAGAGGTGAAAGAAGACTGGCAGAAATCAAATCGTAAAGATGGTGTTGATGGTATGAGTCAGAGATCAGTTAATGCTTACAGACGTGAAAATCCAGGTTCTAAACTAAAGACTGCAGTAACTGGTAATCCAAAAAAAGGTAGTAAAGATGCCAAGCGCAGAAAGTCTTTCTGCGCCCGTTCTAAGGGGCAGCAAGACATGCATAACATCAATTGCGCTAAAACCCCCGATAAATCAATTTGTAAGGCCCGTCGTCGCTGGAAATGCTGATCTATAAAATGTGCAGCAACTTTTTGCATTTTGTTGATACAAAACTAATCTGAATAATTATTATGTCTGAAGTATATTTGGGTAACCCAAATCTTAAAAAAGCAAATACTGCAATTGAATTCACAGAAGATAATATCATTGAATTCATGAAGTGCAAAGAAGATCCGGTATATTTTGCTAAAAATTATATTAAAATTGTTTCCCTGGATCACGGATTGGTTCCATTCAATCTTTATCCATTTCAAGAAAAATTAATTCAAAACTTTCACGATAAAAGATTTAATATATGCAAAATGCCACGCCAGACTGGCAAATCTACAACATGCGTATCATATCTTTTACATTATGCAGTTTTTAACGATAACGTAAATATTGCTATATTAGCAAACAAAGCATCTACTGCAAGAGATTTATTGGGAAGATTGCAACTTGCATATGAAAATCTACCTAAGTGGATGCAACAAGGTATTATATCCTGGAATAAAGGATCTCTTGAACTTGAAAACGGATCTAAAATTTCATCCAACTCTACTTCTTCCTCTGCTGTTCGTGGCGGATCATATAATGTAATATTTCTCGACGAATTTGCATTCATTCCAAATCACATTGCCGACGATTTCTTTGCTTCTGTTTATCCCACAATTTCTTCTGGACAAAGTACAAAGGTAATTATTGTTTCTACTCCAAGGGGTATGAATCATTTTTATCGCATGTGGCATGATGCTGAGAATGGCAAAAATGAATATACTCCTACAGATGTTCATTGGTCTGAAGTTCCTGGTAGAGATGTTGTATGGAAAGAGCAAACAATTGCCAATACTTCAGAAGCACAATTCAAAGTTGAGTTTGAATGCGAATTCTTGGGTTCTATTAATACTCTTATCAACCCATCAAAATTAAGGAATTTAGTTTATCAAGAACCGATTAGAAAAAATGCCGGACTTGATATCCATACAAATCCAGAAAAAGATCATAATTATCTAATGACTGTTGATGTTGCTCGTGGTATGGGCAATGATTATTCTGCATTCATTGTTTTTGATATAACAGAGTTTCCATATAAAGTTGTAGCAAAATATAGGAATAATGAAATAAAACCCATGTTATTTCCCAATATTATTGAAGAAGTCGCAAAAGGATATAATAGTGCATGGATGCTTATAGAAATTAATGATATTGGAGATCAAGTAGCAAATATTCTCCATTTCGATCTTGAGTATCCTAATATTTTAATGGCCTCAATGAGAGGAAGAAATGGTCAAATTGTTGGTCAGGGATTTAGTGGAAAAAGATCGCAACTTGGTGTTAGAACAACTTCTGGTGTAAAAAAACTAGGATGTTCAAATTTAAAGACACTTTTAGAAGATGATAAAATATTAGTTTCTGATTATGAAGTCATATCAGAACTTACAACTTTTTCCCAAAGAGGAAATACTTTTGAGGCAGAGGAAGGTTGTAATGATGATTTAGCAATGTGTCTAGTTTTATTTTCTTGGTTAGTTGCACAAGAATATTTTAAAGAAATGACAAATAATGATGTTCGTAAAAGATTATATGAAGAGAAAAGAAATGAAATTGAACAGGACATGGCACCATTTGGATTTGTAGAAGATGGATTAAATGATACTATTTTTACGGATACTGATGGCGATACCTGGCATGTAGATGAATATGGCGACAGAAGTTATATGTGGGATTATATGTAATGAATTTAGATGATCAAATTCAATTAGAACATATATTATTTTTGGAAAGAGAATGTAGATCCTGCAAAGAAATAAAAAACTTGATTGACGAATTTTATTTGATTAGAAAAGATAGAGGCGTATTTCCTTCTTCATACTCTTATGAGTGTAAGGAATGTAATAAAAAAAGAGTTTCTGATAATAGAAAGAAAAAACCAGCAAATGCTAACTGGCAATATCCAGACTGGTAATGTTCATGCACGGTTTTTCCGTTCAAAGTAAGCCTTTTCCTAAATATTTTTAGTTAAATATTGCACTTGTAGAGGAACACAAAGATGCCATTAAACTTAGCATCTCCTGGGGTTTTAATTAGAGAAGTTGACTTAACTGTAGGAAGAATCGATCCTGTTTCTCCTTCAGTTGGTGCTATTGCAGCACCTTTTGCGAAAGGACCTGTCGGAGAACCCACTCTTATTCAGAGTGAAAACGATCTTTTAAACACATTTGGAAAACCATATGATGTAGATAATCATTATGAACATTGGATGGTTTCTTCATCTTATCTAGCATATGGCGGATCACTTCAAGTGATCAGAACTGATGACGCCAGTATGAAGAATGGATTTATTGGTAGCGCCCCATCAGTTAAAATTAGAAGTCTTCAGCATTACAATGAACTAGGATATTCTGAAAATACTATAACTGATGTAGTGTTTGCAGCAAAAAGTCCCGGATCATGGGGAAATTCTATTAGAGTTTCAATTATTGATGCACTTGCAGACCAAGTTTTAACTGGCATTAGTACTGAAGATATAAATGGCGGAACTAGTGATATTTCAGTTGGTGCAGGTGTAACTCAATCCATAACTTCAACTCTTCCTGGTGCCGGAACAACAACAACTTTAGATGGATATTTAAAAGGAATTGTTACTGAATTGGGAGTGAACCAAGTTTCAGTTAAAGTTTTAAGTCATGTTTCTGCTGGCGGAACTATAACTGATGTTGATTATCAGAGCAGAGGTGTTTACAGATTTTCGAATAGTGGCACTGTTGGTCTAACTACAGCAAATGGTGCTATTGGTGGTATTGGTGCTACTGCATACACCGGACAAACTGACTGGTTTGATAGTCAACAAGTTACTTTAGGATCCGGTTCAAAAGTAAATTGGAACTCACTTGCCGAAAGACCTCAAACCACCAAATATGGAGAAGATAGAGGTTCGAGATTTGATGAACTCCATGTCATTGTTTATGATGATGATGGTTCGATTACAGGAAACACCGGAACAGTTTTAGAGAAGCACTTAGGTCTTTCTAAGGCGAAGGATGCAACATTTTCTTCAGGATCTCCTTCATATTGGAGAAAGTTCTTAGCAGAAAATTCCGAGTATGTATTTGGAGGATCTGAACCTGCAGGAATTGTAACTACTGCATATGATTCGGGAACATTTGATGAAGCATCAGATACCAGTTGGGATCAAAATGCTCAAGGCATTTCTTTTGCCAGTATTGGTAATTATAATAATGCGATGACTAATGGTCTTAACTATAGTGGTATTGGAACTATTACTAGCACAGGTGCCCTCAATTCAGATCTTTCAGGAGTAATTTCTGGAATTGATGTATTTGTTAATGAAGAGGATGTTGATGTTGATTTCTTACTTATGGGATCTGCTGCATATGATAAAGAAGATGCACAAGCATTAGCAAATAAACTAATTGCTGTTGCCGAAGCAAGGCAGGATTCAGTCGCATTTATTTCTCCTTATAGAGGATCTGCAATTACTGATACATCCACACAAACTGAAGCAACGATTAGAAATATTGATACTATTACAGATAATGTTCTAAGTTTCTACTCACCAATCACATCATCAACATATGGTGTATTTGATAGTGGTTATAAGTACATGTATGACAGATTTAATAATACCTTCAGATATGTCCCATTAAATGGGGATATTGCTGGACTTTGCGCCAGAACTGATGCAAATTCCTTCCCATGGTTCTCTCCAGCAGGAAGTGATAGAGGTGCTATCTTAAATGCAGTTAAACTTGCATATAATCCTGGT